CGAAAGATACTACCGGGTTGAGCTACATACTAGAAATTATCTTATATGTCTCAAAGGATTTAATCCCTGAGACGTCATCACCATAGTGATGATTTAGTATCTCTGAGGCCCCTTTATTACCTAAGCTCATACTAACAAACTTAGATAATCCATCCTCACTGAATTTCAGATTATATTTGTCATTTTGATAGATAAATCTGACTAGGTCCTTGAATAGAGGGTGATACTTACAGTTCTCAAGTATAGAAATTGTTCTTAAAGAATAATAATCTTTACCCAGAATTTGATAGTCCTCAAAATCAGACCAACGCTCTTGATAACAAATCCTATTTATAGCTCGATAAGTAGGATAAATACCACCAATTATACCGTTACCACTACGGTAGTAAGGATCGAATAGCATCTGAAGATAAACCAGATGATCCTTTGACACCTTACTTTTATCTCTGTTTATGTTCAACCCATAATTTTCGAAGGCTTTAAATAGCTCTTTCACTTCATACTCAGACTTTAAGGAGTAAACACCATCATCTCCTTGAATTTGCACTTGATTAACATCTACGAAACCAAGAGTTTGAGATATGAGAAATTGAACAATAGAGTCTACTTCATTGGTGAAAGTAGATCCTGAAGGTACACCATGAATACCATCAATTACACCATCAGGAGTTAATATCGGAATAGTTTTAAATCTATCACGAATAGAATCTAACTCAGGGTGATAAGCCTCTTGAAATAGGGACTTGATGTAATTGAAAGACGAATCAATCAGGGGTTCTGAAATCGACGCATCATATGATGAGAAGTCGACAGACACAAAAGTCTTCTTATTAACCAAACCACTATCAATCAATTTAGTTATATTAAGATTTATGCTGTCAGGACCAACAAGTGCAGATCTCCAGACGCGGGCTCTCTGGAACTCAAGTAATGGTCGATAGTATTTCATCTCTATAAGAGTGTCAGCAGCCGGGAAACCCCAAACATTCCTAGTTTTACCAGCTTCTTGAGTTCTAGTAAACAATACACAAGGGAAGTTTAAAGCTTTAGACGACTCAATGTCTCCGATTAATCTATCCTTGATCAGACCTTTTCTCGTATAATAAGGAAGCCCGGAATTAGTATCAGATTTCAGATAAGAAACAGCTGTGCTAGCTGAAATAGGTCTAAGTTTACCGGAAGTATTTCCAACGAGATTAACACCTTTGGATTTAGTTTTAGATTTTGAGTAATAGTCAAGAAGGGATTGCTTTCTCTGTTTCCAGGGCACAGCAACAGATCTAGGTCCAAATTTCGCTCTATTACTCTCCTCAAGCTCAAGTAGATTTGAGTTTAGAGAGGAAGAATGATTAGAAAATATTTTATCCCAACCAGACAAAATATCACTAGCTCTTTCACCGAAAGGACTAGTGTAAACATCTCTGTTACCATTCTCTATGTTAACTAAATTAAGGGCGAGCTTTTGAGCTACAGAAACATCAACGTTAGAGATCGAAGTTAGTATCATTTTCTTGAAGTAATCCAGGTCGCGCTTTGGTTTTATTAGCATATTTATCCTCTCCATTGACGTTAAAATTTACTTTGAATATGATTTTCCACCTTGTCCTCTCTGTGCTGGAGTTTTAAGACTCTTGATTGACTTGATGTCAAACATCCAGTCAAGTAGTTTCTTAGTTGCGTCGCTAACAGTAGTAACATTAACATCTTGAACTCGAATATACCCTGGTGGGTTATGAGTTGTACTACTATAAGTTTCACCATTCCAAACAGGAACATGAGCCTCACCTCTGTATATACCACGATGATAAATAGTAGTACTATTATCAGTAGTTTTAACTAAGCC